TAAAATTTTTTTCATCAAATTTTACTACCCATCCTATATTTTATAGGAGAAGAATTGATATAGATCAAATTGACTTCATTGTCTAATATGGTATAAAGAAAGAGAAAGATGAATCTTAGAAACTATTATTGGTATTATAAAAAAGCAGTCCCAGATCATATCTGTGATCAGATTGTAAAATATGCTTTACAGACTAAGGAACAAATGGCCATTACAGGTGGTTATGGAGATCCTAAAAATCTTAATAAAGATCAAATTAAAGATTTAAAAAAGAAAAGAGATTCTAATATCGTTTGGATTAATGAAAATTGGATTTATAAAGAACTCCATCCTTTTATTCGTCAAGCCAATATTAATGCAGGCTGGAATTTTCTCTGGGATTGGTCAGAGTCCTGTCAATTTACTAAATACAATAAAGGCCAATATTATGATTGGCATTGTGATAGTTGGGAAGTACCCTATAATCAACCCAATACGATGAGTCATGGTAAGATAAGAAAATTATCAGTCACGCTTTCTTTATCTGATGAAAAAGATTATAAAGGAGGAGAACTGGAATTTGATTTTAGAAATTTAGATCCAGATAAAAAAAGAAATACTAGAATATGTAAAGATATATTACCTAAAGGATCTCTGGTAGTTTTTCCTTCTTTTGTATGGCACCGAGTTAAGCCCGTTAAAAAAGGATCAAGATATAGTTTAGTTATTTGGAATTTAGGACGCCCTTTCGTATGAAGAAAAAAAAGAAAATAAAACTTAAAGAATTATGTCAAGCTTCAGAAGGAGGGAAGAAGGCGCCTGAAGTTCTTAAGACAGAACATTATTTTACTTCTCCTGTTTATTGGACCGATAAACCGGAGTGGGTGAAGAAACTTAATACAGCATCCGATCCTTATATCAAGCAAGCACGATTAAATAATCTCGATGAGATTAAAAAAAGAAATAAAAAATATGGAAACAAGGGAGAACACCCATGGGTCCACCATTCAACTACTTTGATTAATGATCCTCAGTTTAAAGTGCTACAAGATTATATTGGGTCTACCGCATGGAATCTTTTAGATGGTCAGGGTTTTGATTTATCTAATCATTCTATTTTTATTACGGAATTATGGGTTCAAGAATTTTCTAAAGATGGGGGAGGTCATCACACTTTACACACTCATTATAATGGCCATATCTCGGGATTCTTTTTTCTTAAAGCAAGCGATCTGACTTCTAGACCTGTTTTTGAAGACCCAAGGCCAGGTAATGTGATGAACTTACTTCCTCAAAAAGATCCATCTATAATGACTCTAGCCTCTCATCAAGTTAATTATCTTGCTAAACCGGGCAGACTTATATTCTTTAATTCTTATTTACCTCATATGTATAGTGTGGATAACGGCTATGAACCTTTTCGGTTTATTCATTTTAATATACAAGCAATTCCTAATGGGGTCTTAGGAAAACCTCATCAACCCACATGGTTAGAGAGACAAAAAAATGACAAGAAAAAATAAAATAATACACATGCCTCAGGCTACACAGAATGCTTATGTTAAAACTATTTTAGGACAACATCCTAAAAAACTTCCAGATGATTTTGTGGAAACATTAATCGAAGAAAAAAGAAAACAATTATTAAAGGAGAAACATGTCATTCAAAAGAAATAAATATAAAGTTTTAAAACAAGCCGTCTCTAAAGAACTAGCCCAGTTTGTGTATACTTACTTTTTAAATAAAAGAAGAGTAGCAAGATTCTTCTTTGATACACGATGGATTAGTCCTTTTGCAGAAGAATGGGGAACCTGGAGCGATGAACAGATTCCTAATACTTATTCTCATTATTGTGATATCGCTATGGATACTTTACTTCAAGGACTTCATAAAAAAATGGAAAAAGAAACAGGGTTTAAATTACAACCAGCCTATTCTTATGCACGAATCTATAAGCAAGGGGATATTTTACACAGACATAAGGATCGATACTCTTGTGAAATATCTACCACATTGAATTTAGGAGGAGATCCTTGGCCTATTTATTTAGAACCATCTGGTAAAACTGGAATGGCTGGAGTAAAAGTAAATTTAGATCAAGGAGATATGCTTGTTTATATGGGGTGTGAATTAGAACACTGGAGAGATCCTTTTCCTGGTAAAGATTGTGGGCAAGTTTTTTTACATTATAATGATAAAAGTAAAAAAACAGCTAAAGATAATCTGTATGATAAACGACCATTTTTAGGTCTTCCTTCATGGTTTAAAGGTTTTAAGTTGCCTCCAAAGAAGAAATAAGATATAATAAAGATCGGCGTGGGGGATTCTTTCCACCACAAAGGTCTTCTACGCCTCTTCATAAGCAGTTGAAATCCCCATAGATCTAGTATAATTTAAACTTAAACGGATTTTTCTATGCTACAAAAACTAGGTTTTACACCCGGCTTTAACAAACAAGTCACATCTACAGGTGCCGAAGGTCAATGGACTGGAGGTGACTATGTACGATTTAGATATGGCTCTCCTGAAAAAATAGGGGGCTGGCAGCAGTTAGGAGAAGATAAACTAACAGGAGCAGCTAGAGCTTTACACCATTTTGATGATAATGCTGGTGTTAAATACGCAGCTATTGGTACCAATAGAATTTTATATGTCTATTCCGGGGGTCAATTTTATGACATTCACCCTATTCGAACCTCGATTGCTGGTTGTGATTTTAGTAGTAGCTCAGGCACAAAAACAGTCACAATAACTTTTCCAAGTCCTCATGGATTGATTGATGATGATATTGTGTTAATGGAATCCGTAAGTGGAGTTACAGCGGTGGGTTCTACTTATAACGATGCTTCCTTTGAAGGAAAAAAATTTATGGTGACATCAGCACCGACCGCAAGCACGATTACGGTAACGATGGCAACCACGGAAACAGGAACTCAATTAAGTAATTCAGGAAGTGCCACAGGCAAATGTTATTATACGGTTGGACCGGCTCAGCAACTTGGAGGTTATGGATGGGGAACCGGATCTTATTCAGGGAGTTCTTCAGGACCCGCAACCACGACGCTGGCAACAGGTCTCGCAGCTGATGCTGGAGTTACTACGGTAGTGTTAGCCGACTCTTCTGCTTTTCCAGCTTCAGGAGAAATTAGAATTGGAACAGAAGACATTGGTTTCACGGCTAATGATACTGCAACGAATACTTTAACCGGAGGCCCAAGAGCCACGAACGGAACCACGTTAGCTTCCCATTTAGCGGGAGCTACAGTTACTAATATTTCTGAGTATGTAGGATGGGGAGATGCTTCTTCTTCTGACTATACCATTGATCCTGGTTTATGGATCTTAGATAACTATGGTACAAAATTAATTGCTCTTATTTATAATGGAGCCTGTTTTGAATGGGATGCAGCAGCAGCCAATCCAACAGGACAACGGGCAACAGTGATGTCTAATGCACCCGCAGCTTCACGACACATGATTGTATCTCCTACCGATCGTCATTTAATTTTCTTTGGAACTGTAACAGGAAGTGATGTAACAGTAGCTGCTAATCAAAATGATATGTTTATTCGATTCTCGAATCAGGAAAGTATTAATGATTCAGATTCTTATACGGTAACTGCTAACAATACCGCAGGTACACAAAGACTTGCTAATGGTTCCAAAATTATAGGAGCTAAAAGAGGTCGAGATGTTATTTATATATGGACTGATACAGCTCTCTATCTAATGAGATTCGTAGGAGCTCCATTCACCTTCTCTTTCGAACAAGCAGGAACGAACTGTGGACTAATAGGTAAGAATGCAGCGGTGGAAGTAGATGGAACTGCTTTCTGGATGTCTGAAAATGGATTCTTTCAATATGCAGGTCAGCTGCAAACAATGCCATGCCTTGTTGAAGATTATGTCTACGATGGTTTAAATTCTACACCAAGAGATTTAGTAAACTGTGGATTAAATAATTTATTTGGAGAAGTAACTTGGTTCTATTGTAGTACAGGATCCGATGTAATAGATCGAATGGTGACCTATAACTACTTAGATTCCGTTATTGCTAAAAAACCAGTATGGACTACAGGAAGTTTACCACGTACGGCTTGGGCTGACTCAGCTGTATTTGATAAACCTCATGCCTGTTACTATAATAATGCCGATGATGCTTCTTATGATGTCGTAGGGAATACGGATGGAACTACAATCTACTATGAACAGGAAACAGGGACCGATCAAGTTAATGCTGGAGGAGTTATTACTGCAATAGCAGCTAACATTCTTTCAGGGGACTTTGATATTACTCAGAAACGAGCAGCTTCGGGACAAATAGTAGGCATGCCAGATTCCAGAGGAGACGGGGAATACATTATGAGAATTAAAAGAATGATTCCTGACTTTATTAGTCAAACGGGAGATACTCAAGTGACCTTAATGTTGAGAAATTACCCTAACAACGCCGCAGCAAGTTCTCCATTAGGACCCTTTACAATCACAAGTTCCACTGCTAAAGTGGATACACGCGCAAGAGCACGAGGAATTGCGTTTAAAGTAGCAAACACTGGCTCAAGTGGAGGGTCATATCAGGCCCAAGACTGGAAGCTAGGAACATTTAGACTGGACATACATCCAGACGGGAGAAGATAATGGCAGAATGGT